TATCATCAAAAACAGCCATGAGGCCGTCCTGGAACACTGCTCATTCACGGTCAAGTTTACCGTGGACAGAGGCGTGTCCCACGAGATCGTCCGGCACAGGCTGGCGGCGTACTGTCAGGAGTCTACCCGGTACTGTAACTACCAGAAGGGGCAGTTTGGCGGCGAAATTACGGTCATAGAGCCGTGTTTCCTCGAAGAGGGTACAGATGGATACCTTTACTGGGAAACGGCCTGTGAGGCCGCAGAGAGAGCTTATTTCACGCTCCTGGACTGGGGATGCAGTCCGCAGGAGGCGCGGGCTGTTCTCCCGAACAGCTTGAAAACGGAGGTCGTCATGACAGCGGACATCCGCGAGTGGCGGCATTTCCTGAAACTGCGGTGCTCAAAGGCAGCTCATCCGCAGATGCGCGAGGTGGCAGTTCAGCTCCTGGCGATGTGCGATGAGAGAATGCCGGAGCTGTTCAATGACATCGCTGAGGAGGTACTGAGACAATGATCATTGCACTGGAAATCGTTCTGCTGGTATCCGGCCTGTTCGCTCTGATCGCGAGCTACGGCATTGAGGATCTGAACAAGTGTGTCCTGAGTTCGGCGGTATCGCTGCTGCTGTTCGTCCTGCTCATGATGATGTTGGGGGCATTCAGATGATCGCGGGTGCGAAGATGGCCTGCATTAAAGCATGGCTGGACGACCGAGGCAAAGCCTACAAGCGGACCGGTGATGTGCTGAGATGTGGCTACACGAGTGACGGAGGGATCTGCATAGAGTTCTCCGCCGGTGAGTACCTGGTGAACGGCAAAGCATACGGATCGCAGAGATCCGTTATCAATGAAGTGCTGAATCCATACTACGGAAATACATACAAGGAGATGTGATCATATGAAAAGAGCAGAGTGTTTAAGAACCGCTGAGACTTGCGTATGCGGTAAGCGTGAGCAGGACTACGGCAGTCCTGAGGATAATTTTACGAAGATCGCGGAGATGTGGACCGCATACATGGGGCTTCCCTATACGGCGCAGGACGTGGCTATGATGATGGCGCTGTTAAAGGTCGCCCGTATCAGAACCGGCACAGCCACGGCTGACAGCTTTGTGGATCTGGCCGGATATGCAGCCTGCGCGGCTGAGATCAGTACAGAGAGGAATGCGAGGATGAGAACATAACATGGACGGATTGATTATTGACTGTTTCGCTGGTGGGGGCGGTGCCTCCACCGGCATAGAAAAGGCACTGGGCAGGCCGATTGATATAGCCGTGAACCACGATCCGGACGCGATCCTGATGCATAAGACAAATCATCCGAATACGCTGCATCTCACTGAGGATATATTCGAGGTCGATCTGGCGAAATACGTACAAGGTCGAAAAGTGGCGGTCATGTGGGCATCTCCGGACTGCACATCACACAGCAAGGCCAAAGGTGGACAGCCACGGGAGCGCGGTCTGAGGATCCTGCCCTGGGCGGTCTATAAGCACGCAAAGGCAATTATGCCGGAAATCATCTTTATGGAAAACGTAGAAGAGATCCAGCAATGGGGGCCTCTGGATGATGCGGGCAGGCCGATTAAGGAAAGAGCTGGAGAAGACTATAACAAGTTCATACAGGCTATGTGCTCTCTGGGGTATGAATTTAATTGCAAAGAGTTGGTGGCGGCTGATTACGGGGCACCTACGACGCGGAAACGCTGGTATGCAATCTTCCGGAGAGACGGCAAGAAGATCTGCTGGCCGAAAGCTACACACAGCAGAGAGGGAGACTGCGGCAAAGAGAAGTGGCTGCAATGTGGTGATTACATCGACTGGTCTGACCTGGGGCACTCGATATTTACGAGGAAAAAGCCGCTGGCGGACGCGACTATGCGCCGGATAGCAAACGGGTATCGGAAGTACGTTATCGAAAATCCGGATCCGTATATTGTGAAGGACAAAAGAGCTGTGGCTTTTCTGATCCAGTACCATGCGGAGCAAAAGGCTGGGGACTCACGCGGACAGTTGCTCACGGAGCCAATCAAGACTATCGACACGAGCAATCGCTACGGACTCGTGACGGCGTTCATTACGAAGTTCTATAAGACGGGCATCGGACAGAGCTGTGAGGAGCCGTTACACACCATCACGACAAGCCCCGGACATTTCGGACTGATCTCTGCATTCCTCATCAAATATTATGGGACCGGCTGTGGACAGGAGGTATCTGAGCCGCTGGCGACGATTACAACAAAGGACCGTTTCGGCCTGGTGAACGTGGTTACTGAGATCGAGGGCGAGAAGTACGTTCTCAAAGATATATTCCTGAGGATGCTCAAAGCAGAGCCGGAATTAAAGCTCATGCAGGGGTTCCCTGCTGACTACATCATCACAAGAGACTATACCGGGAAGAAATATCCGGTCGGTAAGCAGGTGGCGAGGATCGGAAATAGCGTAGTTCCGATCATGGCCGAAAAGCTGGTAGCGGCGAATATGTGAGGAGGCTGAGATGAAAGAGAAGAAGCTATACACATGCGAGATCTGTCGCACTGACTTTGCCGATAAGGCGCAGGCTATAGCGTGCGAGAAAAGTCACATCGGGATCGACAAAATGAAGATCGTCGATATCCGTATCAGACCGAAACAGGCATGGCCGGATCGAATCACGATCCGAAACACTGACGGAAAAGAGGTGATCTACAAGCGATGAAAGCATGGATAGTCGAGGATCTGGACAGCTATGAGGGCGGATGCACGGTAGTATTCGCCGAGACAAGAGGACAGGCAAAGCTAATCGCACAGCGCACTGACGCTTGCGAGGATGCGGAATTCCTGCGGATCCGCTGCACTCGGTTCCCGGATGCTGACAGCATGTACAGGGGCAGGAATGAAATGGATTGGTACAACGCTGAGGATCGCACATTCCTCTGTGCGCACGGCTGGCAATGCTTAGAACCGGATCCAGACGACTGTGCAAGCTGTCCCGCCAAAGAGGAATGCGGTGAGTGGGAGAACAGAGAAGATGAAGAAGGTAGCGGATTTTAACACCTTTAAGCGCCTCAAAAGCATGTCATTTAACGACTTTAACCGCTGGGCCGTGGCCTTTTATCAGGCAACATACGAAGACGGCAAAGAAGCGGGAAAGCAGGAGACGGAGGATCGGTTCAACAATGAGGCAGAGCTGTACACGTTCGAGGAGCTGTACGATCTGCTGGTATCGATCAAGGGAATCAGCCCGCGACTTGCAAGCGAGGCGATGGATCGTATCGTGCCGGATGTAGAAGAGGAGACCGAAGATGAAGAATAGAGATGAAGCTACACCGGGCGAGGTGGTGCTGTTCGTGATGATGCTCTTGGCGGCTCTGCTGCTCCCGCTGGCAGGGATCGGAACAGCGATCATTATCATCATCGAAATGATGCAGATGTAGGAGGGAATATGAGCATTGAAAAAGACTGGGAAGGAAGATCCAGGCTGTACATACCGACGTGCGACGGATGCGGCACGGAGTTAGAGCCTGAATACGACTTTGATGACGCGGTGGATGCAAAGCGCCGCGCCGGATGGAGATCGAAGAACATTGACGGCGAATGGGTGGATCTATGCCCTGGCTGTCAGCTGAAAGAGGACATGCGAGGGCTCTAATCATGGACAAGGGACGGAGAACGATAATCGTGCTGGCGCTCAGCGTCCTTGCGATCCTGCTGATCGTTTGTCACATCGTGACAGACCGCAATACGACATCGGCACAGGAGGCGTGGCTGGACGCTGAGGAGCTGCATTACGACGCGGACGGTCCATTTATCCTGATCGACCGGGAAACAGCTCAGATGGGCTATTATGCGGCCTGTACGCCCGTCTGGCATCTGCACAGTGCAAGGATCCGTCCAGAGTTCAAAGAGGGCGTATACAGAGCCTACAGGGCAAACAATGGGCTTTACTTTTTCTATGACAGCTGCGGGATTCCGGCCTATAAATTTGTTCTGACGCTGACCGATGCAGAGCTGGACTATTTCAGGGATATGCCGGACGGGATCCCGGTGCTGGTGAGGTAGGCATGAAGAAAGACGACATCAGAAAATGCTCGAAGTGCGGAGTTATCTGCGGATATGTTCAGGACTCCCGACAGGGCAAGGACGGGCGGATATACCGAAAGCGATACTGCCCGTTCTGCAAAACGAAGTGGAAGACCATAGAGCTGCTGCTGGAAGAGGTAAGAGTGGAGGGACACGTTATATGAAAGCTGTACGAGCCGACTATTCAAACATCACATACACCGGAGATGGCTGTTTTGATCTCCCGGCTACAATCCTGGGCAATCCGCAGACCGGCGGCGAAGAGGTGGAAACCATCTGGGAGCTGTCCGATGAGGAGCTGGAACAGGTCATAAAGAATCGCCGGGTGTATCTGTACATTATGGGCACGCGGGTTCCGCCGGTGCTGATCACAACAGAATTCATGAGGATAGATCCCAACGAGGAGAAGGAGGAATAATCAATGGGAATCGTAGATGCATTCGCGGCTGAGGACCGCGTACAGGTGAAATTCAGTGATTTCTACAGGTTTATGAAGGAGGCCGCAAAGGCTGAAATCATGGCAAACGGCATTCATACGAGAGTGCCGCATGAGGAAATCGAGAAGATGCTGACCGGCAAGAATCCGGAGCTGGAAGAATACAAGGCGACGGGGCTCACGCCGGAAAAGATCGCAGAGATGGACAAGCTCTACACTGAGAAGTGTGAGGAGGTAACGGCGCTGCATAGGCAGCTGGATGAGCTCAAAGCAGAAGAGGAGGCGTAGGCGATGGCAACGACTGAGGAGCGGCTGAAATACATCCAGGAGGCTGTCAATACTATTCTGCATCAATGCTCCAGTCCGTCGCTGGTGGATGCAGCGATGAGGAATGCGGCGCGGTTCGTTCAGAACGCGATTGACGGAGAGCCGCCGGAGTTCGAGGAATTGCCAAAGGGCGGTGATATCTCCGACGGGTATCACACATTCAATGAGCTGTACCATCACAGAGCGGTCCTGTTCTCCGTGATCTGCAATATGTATCCGGAAAGGGCCTGGAAGTCAAAGCAGCACGACACCGGCGATATGTACGAGGGCATGTTCATTGTGGGCATCGAAACGCCAGAGGGACAGGCAACCTATCACTATGATCTGGATCCGTACTGGGATCTGTTCAAGGTCAAGGAGCTGGACAGAGCGCCGAAGTGGGACGGGCACACGCCGGACGAGGCGATACGCAGGATAGCTACACTCTCCGACGTGCCCGCGTTCAAATACGGACAGCTGCTGATCTCAAATCAGGAAACGGAGATGGAGCGGGCGCTGACCGGGGAAAAGGTCAAAGTCCCGGCGGGTAACAGGGTGGTCGTAGGATTCGACAATCTGGCACATCATCTCTGGGACGGTAGCATTCAGCCGTTCAGTAAGCACATTATGATCGGGGGCTATTCCAACACCGGCATAGTGGCGGCAATCTGGGAGCGGATCTGCGCGGAGTTCCCGGTGAGCGAGATGCTGGATGAGTTTGAGATCCAGCCGAAGGACGTTACTGACACGATCAAAAATGCCCTGGAAGAGATCGGGCTGTATGAATGAGTTATGAGACGGAATTGTAATGGATGCATGGGCGCGGCGTATGAAAACTGCGCCCCGTGCTGGGAAGACTTCAAAAGAGAGGCAAATATGCGAGAGACGCTGAATATCAGGGACTTTATCAAAGAATGCGGCGAGAATGCGGAGCGGCACGGGTTCCATAAGGTGAACACAAAGCCGACGGACTATCTGGCGCTGATCCATAGTGAGGTGAGCGAGGTGCTGGAAGAGTTCCGATCTGGTCATGAGGCTACACAGACGTACTATCGAGAAGAGGACGGGAAGCCGGAGGGCGTGCCTGCGGAGCTGGCCGATGTGGTGATCCGGTGCTTTGACATGGCCTATGTGTACGGCATCGATCTGGAATCAGCGATCATCGAAAAGCAGCAGTTCAACGAAACGAGGCCCTATATGCACGGAAAGAAATTCTGAGGAGGCAGCTATGAACATTGACATATCACAGATCATCAAAGAGAAACTGGCCGCGATGGAATCAGACGGAAGCGTAAAGCAGCTGATCGAGGACAACGTAGAGAACGCTGTCCAGGAAGCGATCAAATCCGCGCTGGGCGGCTACAAGATGCGGCAGGAGCTGGAAAAAGTGCTGGTAGAACAGCTCCCGGAGATCGTAAAGGACATCGGACTGGACGGCTACAATGCCTTTGTCGCTGAGACGGTCAAAAAGCTGGCTATCGCCGGTATCAAGGAAAGCGCACGGACGACAATCAATGAGCGCGTAGAGGAGATCCTGCTGAAAAAGCGGCAGGACATTAAGCTCTCGGAGATCCTGAAAATGTGGCGCGACGATATGAACGATGACGATGAGGAGGAAAAGCGGGATCGCAACGAGGAAAATGACGGCTTTACGTGCCGCGTGGATCAGACGCGATCCAGCTCCGAATATTTCAAATACTTTAAGCTCCTGTTCGACGAGGAGGGTGACAAAGAGGGCTCGGATCCGGACGAATACGCCATCATCGTGAAGATCCAGTGCTGGACCGGCACGGGCAGCGGATATGACCGGACGACGCAGGGATCCTATTTCAGCGGTGAGATCCAGGAGATTTATATTGACGGCAACCGGGTATCTAAGCAGTTCGTAAACAGAACGCCGTCGAGGTTCGAGGCTCTGCTGATGAATCTGTATCTGAACAAGACAAAGATCATCATGGATCTGGACAAGTACGACGAAGACGATCACTACTACGAGACGGAGGACTACTAATGGCGCGACGGGACAAAATGCCGGAGGTAACAATGTACACGGATGGATCCTGTCACGGCAATCCCGGTCCCGGAGGGTACGCGGCCATCATCCTGCAAGAGGGCATGACGCGCGAGGTACACGGCTCTGCATGGCACACGACGAACAACCGCATGGAGCTGACGGCTGTAGTGGAGGGGCTAAAGCTCCTCTCTCAGCCGTCCCGCGTTACCATCGTGACAGACAGCAAATACGTGGCAAATCAGATCAACCGGAGGAATCTGAAAGCATTTGCGAATGAGCCGGGACGGAAGAACGGCGATCTGTGGCAGCACATTCTCAGACTGTCGAAAAAGCATGATCTGTATGCCGAATGGATACGCGGGCACTCCGGAAACAAGCTGAATCAGCGGTGCGATTCTCTGGCGAATATGGAAGCGTCGAGGCTGGAACAGGAGCGGGATGTCCGGCTGTTCACGGTAGCGGAGCTATGCAAGGATATGAGAGCTACACCGGAAAGCATTGCCCGACGTTATCCAGGGTATCCGATTGAGACGGTCCGAAAGTATTATGAGCAGTTCTTTAAGCAGCGCGGAGGGTACTGATGAGATATGTGATCGGAATATGTATAGCACTTGCGTTCATTCTGGTGGCGTGGCTCGTCAGTACGGTTATGTTCATGGAGGAAGAGGCAATGGAAGATCCGGAAGAGCTCAAAGGGATATGCGATGCGTGCATGTGGCGCGAGGTAGGCGATACGTCCGCCTGTGAGCGCTGTTTTATCCGGGAGGCACTGGAAGATTACGACGACGATGACGACAATCCTCAGCTAATAAATATTGACTGACTTATTGACAAGTTAAAGAATATTTACTATAATGAGGAGAGTTAAACAAGATTGACTAAACACTATCCCAACGCTGAGAGAGGCGCGACGCGGGATAAGAGAAAGGAGAATAGCAATGAATACATACGCCGAACAGGTGGACATTGCGAAAGAGTATATCGCAAAGGCCGGAATCAATTTCAGCCCGTTTCAGCTGGCAAACCTTTTCTCCGGACTGGACTTTGAACGTTATGAGATCCTGAGACTCATTCCGCAGAGCGCCCGTAGTATTGTGATCATACAGAAGAGCCGGGATCCGGAGGATCCTCATTACTGTCTGCAATACGGCGGCTCCGGAAAGTATTTCAGCAATTTCGGGCAGCTGAGGCACTACTACGAGGAGCGGTTTCATGACAATAAATTGAAAGGAGAGCGGTTATGAAGCTCAAAAATGATCGAGAAATAACGCTCTCTGTAGCGAACACAAGAAAATCTACATCATGGCAACCGTGGAAGACGACTATTCACGCGCTCTATGAGAAGTTAGAGCATCCTGTGAAAAGCACGGAGAGCTTGCAGGAATACCTGGCGCTGAAAAAGGCACAGCAGGACGACCTGAAAGATGTCGGCGGCTTTGTCGGCGGTATGCTGAACGGCGGACGCAGGAAAGCAAATGCTGTGACCGGCAGGGATCTGGTAACGCTGGACTTTGATACGATCCCGCCATACGGTACGGAGAACGTGCTGAATACGGTAGCGGCGATGCAGTGCGGCTATGTGATCTATTCAACGCGTAAGCACATGCCAACGGCTCCCAGGCTGAGGATCCTTTTCCCGCTGGACAGGACAGTGACCGCAGACGAATACGAGCCGATAGCGCGGTATCTGGCGGCGCAGATCGGCATTCAGATGGCGGATCCTACGACCTTCGAGGCGTGCCGCCTCATGTACTGGCCGTCATGCTCTGCTGACGCTGAATACATCTATGCGTACTCTGACGCTCCGCTGGTATCGGCGGACGGGGTACTGAATACATACGCAGACTGGCACGACTTTACCAGCTGGCCGCAGGTCCCCGGCGCGGTGTCCTATCAGCGGCTGGCGATGAAGCAGGGCGATCCGGAATCAAAGCCCGGTGTCGTCGGCGCATTCAACCGTGCCTACGGCTCTGTGCTGGAAGCAATGGACAAGCTGCTCCCTGGCATCTATGAGCCGTGCGACAATGACCCGAACCGATATACCTATCTGGGCGGATCCACGACCGGCGGCGCGGTGATCTACGATAACGGCAAATTTCTGTACTCCCATCATGCGACAGATCCGTGCAGTGGCAAGCTGGTGAATGCGTTTGACCTTGTCAGGCTACACAAGTTCTCTGATCGTGACGATGAGGCAGCACCGAACACTCCGAACAACCGGCTCCCGTCGTACACGGCGATGTGTGAATTCGCGGTGGCGGATCCTATCGTGGCCGCGCTGATCGCCAAAGAGCGGCAGGAAAAGGCGCTGGCTGACCTGGAAGGGCTGAGAGCGCAGGACAGCGACGATGCGGATGAGGTGGATCCTAACTGGCTGGAAAATGCAGGCATTCAGCTGAATCCGAAAACCGGACTCCCGCTCCCGACTATGAACAATATCATGAAGATCATGCAGAACGATCCGGCGCTCAAAGGCAAGGTAGCATGGAACGAGTTTGCGGATCATACGGAGGTCCTGGGCCCACTCCCCTGGAATCATAAGAACGAGCGCAGGCGCTGGACGGACACGGATCTGAACGGTCTGTATCTGTATATGGAAACGGTATTCGACATCACAAAGCGCGTGAACATCGACAGCGCCCTGGATGTGTATACCTCCGAGCACGCCTTTAACCCGCTGAAAGATTATATCGAGTCTCTGCAATGGGACGGAAAGCCCCGTGTGGATAAGCTGTTCGTGGATTACATGGGGGCAGAGGACGATAGTTACACACGGTGCGTGACACGCAAAATTCTGGTGGCGGCAATCGCGAGGGCGATGAATCCCGGCTGCAAGTTTGATAACATGCTGGTACTGTGCGGCACGCAGGGCCTGGGCAAGAGCTCTATTCTGGACAGGCTGGCACAGGGATGGTTCAACGACTCAATCCTCACATTCGAGGGCAAAGATGCGGCAGAGCTCATTCAGGGCGTGTGGATCGTGGAGATCGCAGAGCTGAATGCCATGAAGCGCTCCGATGTCTCCCGTGTAAAGCAGTTCCTGAGCCTGAGATCCGACCGATTCCGTCCGGCCTACGGCAGGAATGTAAAGGAAGTGCCGCGCTCATGCGTCTTTTTCGGAACGGTGAATGACCGGGATTTCCTGGACGATCTGACTGGCAATCGCCGGTTCTGGCCAGTGGACGTGGACGTGCATCCGGCGACAAAGCACGTCTGGACGGATCTGACCGATGAAGAGGTGGCGCAGGTCTGGGCGGAAGCAAAGGTGCGCTGGCAGATCGGTGAAAAGCTCTATCTGAATGACGACGAAGAGCAGGAAGCGATCCGGCGGCAGGAGGAGCACAGAGAATCGTCGCCTATGGAGGGCATGATCGCGGACTTTATCGCGAAGAAGGTTCCGGAGGACTGGGACAGCTGGACGATAGACAGGCGGCGTGATTTCTGGGCTGGGCTGGTGAACGGTGCTGAGATGAAGCTGACAGAGCGCACGAAGATCTGTGCGATGGAGATCTGGTTAGAGCTCTACGGAGGCGACAGACGATACACTACGACCAATGCAGAGTATCGAAAAATCAAACCAATCCTCAGAAAACTGCTGTTAAAAGACGGCTGGAAGGAATTAGATTTCCGCGTCTACAATCAGGTTTACGGGCAGCAGAGAGCCTTTATAAAGGTGAAATGAGGCAGTCTGTTACAGGTTACAGGCAATAGCAAAACAATCTGAAAACAGGCGGAACAGAGAGGAAAATCATGTTACAGGGCTATGTTACAAGGCGTGTTACAGGGACGGATCCCTGTAACATAAAACGGCAAAATCATGTTACAGGAAATCGCCCTGTAACATGGTGCCTGTAACGCTTGTAGCGCCTTATTTTATAAGGCTTTTCGGGACTTTGTTACAGATGTTACAAGGAATTAAATAAAATAAAAAATTAGAGAGAATAGAGGGCATATGTCCGCCCTACGCGCCCAAATAAAAAATATCTATATACGCGTGGGAGTTCCTGTAACATTGTAACACGGCGGAGGCTTTTGACAGGTCTGATCATCAGGCAAGATGCTGTGGAAAACATTGTGGAAAACTCAAAGACAGGACTGAGCTGAGGGCGACAGGAAGCAGGACAGAGGCCACGACCGTGAACACGCTTTTACGCGCGAGGCAGTTAAAATTTTTTTTGACAGGGAGGCGACCGGCGATGCTGGAAAAAGAGATAGAGGCAAAACTGAAAAAGGGAATCGAGAAGCTGGGAGGCAGGTGCTATAAGTTCGTGAGCCCCGGCAATTCCGGCGTGCCTGATCGGCTGATCCTGCTCCCCGGTGGAGCGTGCGCATTCGCTGAGCTCAAAGCTCCCGGCAAGAAAGAGCGCAAACTGCAAGCTCACATCCAGGAGCAGATCCGCGAGCTGGGCTTTACCGTCTTTTCATCGGTGGACAGTGAGGAGCGGATCGACGAGGTGCTGCGGTGGGCGGTCTCTCAGATGAGAGCTACACGGAGCGCGGCAAAGGCAGCGGGAACGGAGGTAGACAATGGCACGCTTTATCCCGCATAACTACCAGCAGTACAGCATCGACAGGATCCTGGATACTCCGGCCATCGGCTTGTTTCTGGACATGGGCCTGGGCAAGACAGTTATCACGCTGACCGCGCTCTATCAGCTGAAATACTGGCGGGCATCGATGCGCAAGGCTCTTGTGATCGCTCCGAAGAAGGTAGCGGAAAGCACGTGGAGCAAAGAACAATCGAAATGGGATCATCTCAAAGCGCTCCGGGTGTCCGTGGTGCTGGGCACGGAGGCGCAGAGGCTCAAAGCGCTGGAAGCTCCGGCGGATGTGTACGTGATCAATCGCGAGAATACGCAGTGGCTTGTATCCATGTACGGGCATGAGTGGCCGTTCGATGTGGTGGTGCTGGATGAATCGAGCTCATTCAAGAATCATCAGGCGAAGCGGTTCCGAGCGCTCAAAATGGTACGGCCAAAGATCCAGCGGATCATAGAGCTGACCGGCACGCCATCGCCGCACGGGTTGACGGATCTCTGGGCGCAGCTCTATCTCCTGGACGGCGGCGCGAGGCTGGGCAGGACAATCTCTGTATACCGTGAGATGTTCTTTGTACCGGACAAGCGGAACAGGACGACCATATTCTCATACGCGCCAAAGGACGGCGCGGCGGATGCGATCTATCGGCTGATATCGGATATCTGTATCAGCATGAAGTCTGAGGACTATTTACAGCTCCCGGATCTCATCTACGACGATATCCCGGTGAAGCTGGACGACAAGGCACAGAAAGCCTACGACAGCATGGAGCGCGATATGCTCCTGGAAGTGGACGACGAAACAGTGACGGCGACGACAGCGGCAACGCTGACCGGCAAGCTCCTACAGCTTTGCAACGGGGCCGTGTACTCTGAGGACGGCGAAGTGATACCGGTGCATGATTGCAAGATCGAGGCATTCATGGAGACGGTGGAGCAGCTGAACGGGCAGCACGCCATCGTATACTACTATTTCCAGCATGACCGTGATAGGATCCTGCACGCGCTGAGAAACAGCCATCTGAGAGTGAGAGTCTACAAGGACGCACGCGATGAAACGGACTGGAACGAGGGCAGGATCGATATCCTGCTGGCACAGCCCGCGTCATGCGGCTACGGGCTGAATCTGCAATACGGCGGGCATCACGTGATATGGTTCGGGCTGACGTGGAGCCTGGAGGAATACCAGCAGGCAAATAAGCGCTTGCACAGGCAAGGACAGCCCTATCCCGTGATCGTTCATCGGCTCATCACGCAGCGCGGCACAGATGAGGACGTGGTGCGGTCTCTGGAATCAAAGGACGATGCACAGGAGAGCCTGCTGACAGCCCTGAAAGCGCGGATCGACAGGGCAAAGGAGGGGCTGGCGGTGTGAGCGATATAGACAGAAAAGCCGTAGAGGCGGAAGGAATGAGCCGGGATCCGACAGCCTATAAGCTGGGGCAGATCTACGCCATCAGCGGGATCCTGGACTATCTGAGGGCCTGCACGGAAGAACGGCAGGACGATGTGACCGCTGAAACAGCCATCCGGCACATGTGGGGCGGCAAAATGCAAACTATGATCGGGGAGGTCTGGAATAAATGACGACGCGAAAAGTAACCATCCTGGGCGAGATCTGGGAGATGATCGAGGGAACAGAGGCAGAGTTTCCCGGCCTGAAAGATTGCGACGGGTACACCGATTCGAGCATCCGGCGCATGGTAATTGACGACATGACAAAGGCGGCAGGCGATACGACCGCAAAGGCCGATATGGAAGCCTATAAGCAACAGGTTATGAGGCATGAATGCGTGCACGCTTTTCTGGAAGAGAGCGGGCTGTCATCCAGCAGCGCAGGGGTAGCGCACTGGGCGGAGAACGAAGAAATGGTGGACTGGATCGCCATACAGGCCCCGAAGATCTGCAAGGCGTTTGTGGATCTGGGCATTATGTGACTATAAACGAAGGGAGATAACGCTATATGACCATCAAAGAATTATCACAGCTGTACTGGCTGAATCGAGAGATCGAGTACGATCAAGAGAGGCTGGAAAAGCTGGAAAGTGAGGCGGTAGCTCCTGCATCGGTGCGGCTGGATGGTATGCCGCATGACGGAGGACTCCCCGGATCCCGTGTGGAGCGGATTGTGTTAGAGATCATCGACCTGCAAGCCATTATCGCGGCGAAGCAGATCCAGTGTATCCATGAGCGGCAGAGGCTGGAACGGTACATAGCGACAGTTCCGGACAGTCTGACGCGCATGATACTGACATTCCGATTCGTGAACGGGCTCCCGTGGGCGCAGGTGGCTCATAGCATCGGCGGCGGCAATACTGAGGACTCTGTAAAGAAATGCTGTTACAGATACCTGAGAGCGACGGAAGGAGAAGAGGTGGATAATGAAGTCCCGCGAAACGAAGAATTCTGACAGGCCGCAGTTATTGGTATCAGCGGCGAAGTACGAAGAGCTGAAAGACAATCCGGATCTGATAGCGGCAGGCGTGGAAGTGGTGAACGCAGGCGATCTTATATCTGAGGACAGAGCGCTGCTCATAAAGAGCCCGGCACAGCTGAGGCGCGATATGATCAGCCCTGCTCCGATAGTGCCGCCGTGGGAAATGTGAGAGGAGGCGAGAGCTATGATGCAGGATATCATCAACGAGCTGGCAGAGAAGACAGTACGCGGCATGAATGAATTCATCGGCGTACAGCTGGCCGCGTGCGGGTATAGCGCGGAATACGTGAGAGCACATCAGCATGACTTTATCACGGTGCACATGCTGGAAGATCCGGTGCGGGAGTGCACTGAGTCGTACATGGTACACGTGCCGGATGAGCGCGTGCTGTTCGGGATCCGCAGATACACAAAGCTGGACGACGGCGCAGAGTACGGCGCAGAGTACGGCGCGAGGCTGACGATCCATCATGAGCGGATCGAGCCGGAAGAGGCACAGGGCGAAGTCCTGGAAGGGATCCAGCGGTGCGCAAGAGAGGCGAAAGCCCGCATAGATGCGGAGGTGCTGTCATGATTGTGTACGGCTGGCAGATCATGCTGTTTATCGCCGTGTGGGTGTGCATCGTGGCCGGTGCCATGTTCGCGGCATTCACAACGGCGGTATGGGCGGTGAAAAAGCTCTGGGCGATGCTGAAAAAATGATGTTGTCCCGTTTGTCCCGCGCGCGTGTGGTAATATGACAGTGTGGATTTATGTAGTTCCGGGGATGGGGGTTCGCCTCCTCCCCTTTTGCGTTACTCACGCTCCCGGCTACGTCCCTAAGTCCACAGAGCCGCAGGCGGATCCGTAACAGGTCCGTCTACGGCTTTTTCTATAACCTGCACGAGAGGAGGCGCGGAAGTGTATAGGCAGACACGTAACTATGAAAACCTGAACAAAGCCATGTTCGACGGCGTGGGCGATTACGGGATCCCGCAGCTGAGGCCGGTCCATGAGTGCGATGTAAAGCAGTGGATCAGTTTCAACTACGCCAAAGGATGCGAAGAGCCGGAAGATCACGGCGTGCACTTTTTCATCGACGATTATCAGTTCATGAGGGTGTGGAGCAATCCGGATGTATACACGAAGATGATGCGGAAGTTCAAAGCTGTTTTGACTCCGGACTTTTCCACGTATACGGATTTCCCGAAAGCGATCCAGCTGTATAACCACTACAGAAAGCACTGGGTCGGTGCATACTGGCAGATGAATGGGGTGTATGCCATCCCGACGATCAGCTGGGCGGGACCGGACAGCTACACGTGGTGCTTTGACGGTGAGCCGGTCGGTGGCATCGTGGCAGTGAGTACCGTCGGCACGCAGATCAATCCGTATGCGACGCGGTACTTTGTACAGGGCTATCCGGAAATGATGAAGCGGCTGAAACCGGAAAAAGTGATCGTCTACGGTGCGTATATTCCGGATGGATGCGAGGGCGACATCATCCAGGTAGCGCCATTTCAGCAGAAATGGAGAGAGGCCAAAGACAAAACATCGGAGACGTGATAATATGGGAGGCAGAGGAACAGCATACTGGGTAGGTGTATCAAAGAGACTTAAAAAGATGGGATCCGCTCAGGATGCAAAGTATTTTCAGGATCTGAAAAGCTATATGAGCATGAATTACGGCATCCGGGTAGCGGATGAGCTGCAAAACAGTGATTTCCAATCCGTCAAGGCCGCTGCTCAGGGCTTGGAGGACATCGTGAAGGAATTTCCGCAGGCCGCTGGCCTGTTTCACGAGTTGAACGGAGATGAGCACAGAGATCGAGCGTATGCATCGGCATCGTTCTACGGCAAAGTGCAGCTGAATCCGGATAAGTATACCAGCAGAGATGTGGTAGAGCAGAGTTACAAATCGGATGTGGCATCAAAGTGGCATCCGACAGGTACTACAGCGGACAGCATACCGGTTCATGAGGCCGGTCATATTTTGGAGCGTGCGCTGATTGACAAGAATCTGGGACATCAGCCTATGTGGAGTCAGGCGACAGCCTGGAATAAGCATGGCGAGGCGACAAGAGTAATCGGAGAGGCGTGCAAGGTGCTGAAACGTACACCGGCGGGCAAAGGTCTAAAAAACAATGACTTTGTGGCGCAGGTATCCAGGTACGCACGCGAAAACCGAAGCGAAACGCTGGCGGAGTGCGTGGCGGACTATCACGCAAACCGTGAGAACGCTGCTCCGCTGTCCCGCGAGGTGTGGAAGATCCTACGGCGAGAGCTGGGATGATAAATCGAGGAGGCAAACCATGAAAGAGATCAACGAGGCGTTAGAGCTCAGAGTAAAGACGATGGACTATGTGATCAGAGATGAGGACACGGATGAGATCATCGGCCTGCGCGAAGATGCGCCGGATGATGTGAAAGCAGATTATGAGGCTATGCTGGCGGAAGAGAACAGCGCAGAGCCCGTGATCAGATAGGAGGCGGCTATGGCAAAGAAGGGAAACAGCCCGAAGCCTGCAAAGGCTCCGGCGAAAGCACCTGCAACGGGATCCACGAAGGGCCCGAAGCAGAAACCCGTCAAGAAACAGGTCAAGCCCGTCCTGAGGGTAGATTGATTGAGAGCACGTCGCGCAGGCGTGCTTTTTCGTGGAATAGAAAAACGGAAGGAGGTATGCTACAATGGGAGGCAGAGGAGGTCGCTCCGGTATGGAGTTCTCAATACCACGCGGAAGCGGCGACAATTTCCAAAGAAACGCGCTCATGGAACAGCCGCCTGAGACATTGCGCGAGGCGCTGGGCAAGAAGGGCGCGGAAAAGACAATGGATAATGCGATGAAGAATGCGAATCCGTACTTTTCCAGAGACTTTTCGGAGTATTCCGAAAACTGTCAGCGCTGTGTTGTGGCCTATGAGCTCAGGCGCAGAGGCTATGACGTTATCGCGCAGGCAACGTATGCAGGCGATAAATGGCCGCAGAGTATCAATGTCAAAGGCGTGGGCATGGATCGCTGGCGCGGTGCATTCCGGCACGCGAAGACGGATCAGGTCGGCAGCGGAGGTAATAATGCGAGGGCTGAGGCGAGAGTGCTCAGTAACATCGCAAGCAAGATGAAAGAGTACGGCAACGGATCGAGAGCGGTCATCAGCATCGGCTATCGAGGATCCCGTGTGGGACACGTTTTCAACGTCGAGAATCGCGGCGGTCATATCTACTATGTGGATGCTCAGACCGGCACGCGATATATCAATGCCGATATGAAAAACCTTATGAAGATCGTAGATACCAGGAGCGTGAGCTTGACGCGAACGGATAACCTGCGGATCTCTGACCGTTCTAAGGAATTCGTATGGCAGAGGAATCGAAACAAATAACATAAGCAGGAGGCGAGCATTATGTTGACATTCAAAGAGGCGCTGACCGTCGCCAAAAAGAAAAAGGGCCATATCAATCACTGTGTGGAGTACACGAACGCCTACATGTTCAGCTATGAAGGATCTGAGAATACGGTAGGCGGTGAGAGTCCTATTGTAGTGATGAAAGAGACCGGAGAGACGATGAACATGTCTGCGTACATCTGGACTCCGGACAAAGAATACGTGGGAGAGATCGAGGTCGATCAGTAAGCTCACGAAAAAAAAGCTATCACAAATACCCTCTGTCAGGAATGGCGGAGGGTATTCTAATGTCACGGAAAGCGAGGTGTGACGCATGGGCAGACATACAGGCGGCACGCCGCCGAAATATACAAGTAAAGAGCAGATCGAGGGGCTGATTGATCAGTATTTTGAGGACTGCGAGGGCGAGCTGCTGAGAGATGCAGACGACAATCCGGTTCTGGACAAGTTCTCTCATCCGATCTACATAAACCGCAAGCCGCCTACTACATCCGGGCTGGCGCGGGCGCTGGGCTTTAAGTCCCGCACGTCCCTGTGGAATTACAAGGGCAAGAAGGAATTCCGGGATACCATCGAGGCGGCAATGCTGCGGATCGAGGAATACACGGAACAGCGCCTGTTCGACAGAGACGGATCCAACGGCGCAAAGTTCTCTCTACAGTTCAACTTCAAGGGCTGGCGAGAGGAGAAGGAAGAGAGCGACAAGTCACCGGCAATCAACATCATCTGCGACATACCGAAAACCGCAGCGGAGAGCGCAGACGGATTGAGGGCGACAGCTACACCGAATGAGGAGAGCGAGGCAGGAAATGCCGACGGCTCCGAGTAACGGCGTACATCTATCCGATCTCATAGCGCCTGCATTCTACCCGATCTACTGGGATGTAAAGGAACAGAAGCACACATATTATGATCTGTACGGCGGGCGTGGATCCACAAAGTCATCGTTCATCGGCACAATGATCCCGCTGGGCATCATGGAGGATCCAAACGCCAACGCGGTAATATTCCGGAAGGTAGGAAACACCATCGGCACGTCCGTATATGAACAGATCCTATGGAGTCTGAACGAGCTGGGCGTGATGGATGAGTGGAAGTGCACGACAAGCCCGTACAAGATGACATATCGGAAGACGGGACAGGTGATTTTATTCCGTGGCCTGGACAAGGCCAAAAAGATGAAATCTATCAAAGTCGCGCACGGCTATCTCAAATACCTATGGTTCGAGGAGCTGGACGAATTCGCCGGAGAGGAAGAGATCCGATCCGTGCAGCAGTCTGTCATGCGTGGCGGTCCGTCGTTCGTGGTATTCAAGAGCTTCAACCCGCCGATCAGCAAATCAAACTGGGCTAACCAGTATGTTATGACTCCGAGGCGCGGAGCGCTGAGGCATAAATCGTGCTATACGGAAGTCCCGCCGGAATGGCTGGGCAAACAGTTCCTGGACGATGCGGAGGATCTGAAACAGACAAATCCGAGGGCGTATGAGCATGAGTACCTGGGCAATGCGGTAGGCACAGGCGGAGAGGTATTTGACAATCTGGACATCCGACAGATTACGGATGAAGAGATATCGCACTTTGATAACATCTACATGGGCATTGACTGGGGCTGGTATCCGGATCCTTTTCACTGGGGAAAGATGCACTACGACAGCACACGGAAAACGCTGTACATCTACGACGAATTCCGGGCGAACAAGATGAGCAATGCTGAGACCTGGAACAGCCTTGTAGTGAAAAAGGGAGTGACGGGATCCGATCTCATCACGGCAGACTCCGCAGAGCCGAAGTCTGTAGCGGACTATCGAGAGTACGGAGCGCTGTGCAGACCTGCGATCAAAGGTCCGGACAGCGTGCGCTACGGCATGAAGTGGCTGCAATCGCTCCGACAGATCGTAATCGATCCGGTGCGGTGCCCGAATACGGCGCGTGAATTCACGCATTACGAGTACGAGCGCACACCGAATGATGAGATTATGAGCTCATTCCCGGATGCTGATAACCACAGCATCGACATGACACGGTATGCGATGGAGAGAGTTTATAAGCGTAAGGGGCAGTAATATGATGTGGACAGTCATCGGATGCACGGCGCTCATCGGCTTTTTCGTCCTGGCTGCCTATGCCTGCGTCGTAGCAGGCGCGAGGGCGGATGAGATCAGCGCCGAATGGGCAGAAAAGCATTTTAACTCTGATACTGAATAGAGTTAAAAATATTTGACTATGACGGTGTTTTGTGCTATACTCTGAGATACTACAAATCGAAGGAGGCAGGCGCGATGAAAAGAGTATTGAGCATGGTAATGTGCGTATGCATGGTCCTTGCGCTGTCCGCATGTGGCACAACGGAGGAGCCGCAGGCGGAATACACGCCGGTCAATGAGAATGTGCTATGGGGTACAGAGTACCAGAGCACAAAGGTGGAAGTTCTCAGCTATGAGTATGATGAGGACTGGCATAGCTATTCCGACGTGAGCGAAGGCCCGGCGGTGATCGTCCGGTTCTACTTTGAGAACGACGGAGCGGATCCGCTGTATATGCTGGAATCGTTCGGAGTGTTTCCGTACCAGGACGGCACAGAGCTGGACTACATCAGCCTAAACAGCGACGATGAGGAATGCACGAACGTGGCAAAGTCCGTGAAGGATGGAGCCGGGATCTATTGCAAGATGGCATTCCGGACGATATCGGATAGTGATGTGGAATTGCAGATACTTGAACCGACAGCAGAAGCGGCGAAGCTCACAGAGCTGACGCTGAAAAAGTAAATACTGGCAGAAATGCTCACAGGCACAGCGAACGCTGTGCCTTTTTTCATGCCCCGAAAAGAGGTGATGACGACGTATGAATATATTTTCGCGGTTCCGGCGATTTATTGAGGAGGTGATCAGGAAGTTGATACCGTACAAGAATATAGAACAGGTGGAGCGGATCGAAACGCCCTTGTCTACTGAGATGACGACCGCGCTTGACACCTGGTATCAGCTCTATCTGAATAAGGCAGACTGGCTCAAATCGGATCAGGTCAAATCTATGAACCTGCCCGCATTTGTCAGCTCTGAGATCGCCCGTCAGATCGTGCTGGAAATGAGATGCACTATTACAGGCAAGGGCAAAGACGGCGAGACACAGACCGGCGATGGCGAGGACATCATGAATCCGCGAGCTGAGTTCCTGCAAAAGGAATTTGAAAAGCTCATGGAAGTGCTCCGGCTCAAACTGGAACAGGGCTGCGCAGCTGGCGGCATGATCGTAAAGCCGTACCCGAACACGACAGACGGCCACATCTATTTCGACTGGACGATGGACTGGGCTCTGTATCCGCTGGCATTCGACGATGACGGGAATCTCTCCGATGTCGTCATTCCGGATACATTCACGGAGGGCAAGACAGTCTATACCAGGCTGGAACGGCACACAGTACAGGGCCGCGATGTGCAAATCACACAGCGAGCCTTTAAGTCGAACAACGTTCATTCAATCGGGACAGAGATCCCGCTGTCAGAGGTGCCGCGCTGGGCAGGCCTGCAACCGGAGGCGGTCGTCAAAGATACGGACGGCCCGCTGTTCGGATGGTTTAAGGCGGCAACGGCAAACAATGTCGATGTGGACTCTCCTCTGGGCGCGTCCGTCTACGCAAAGGCGGTCGATGTGATCCGCGAGGCGGATATGCAGTATTCCCGCCTGCTATGGGAATTCGAGGGCTCTGAGCTGGCTATCGACGTGGATCCGACCGTGCTGAGACCGAAGACGACAACGCAGAACGGCAGGACCGTAACGGAAATGCCGAAGCTGAACGAGAGACTGTTCCGAGGCGTGGATCTGGGCGCAGATGAGACATACAAAGTATTCGCACCGGCGATCCGTGATCAGAGCCTGCTGAACGGGCTGAATCAGCTCCTGATTCGAGTCGAGGATCTGTGCGGGCTGTCACGTGGAACGCTCTCAGACGCGAACGTGGACGCAAGGACGGCCACAGAGCTGCGGATCGTCAAGCAGAGATCCTATGCGACTATCGCAGATAACCAGCGGGCGCTTGAATCGTGCCTGAAAAACGTTATCAGGGCGATGGACAAATATGCGACAGTGTACAAGCTGGCTCCGGAGGGCGAGTATGATGTGTCATTCGACTGGGACGATTCGATAGTTACCGACTCAGAACAGCAGATGAATGAAATGCTCATGCTGTACAATGCGCAGATCATCAGCAAGCAGGAGTTCCGTGAGTGGTATTTCAAGGAGACCAGCGCACAGGCGAAAGCGGCTATCGAGGCTTTGCAGCAGGAACAGCTCACGAGCATGGAAAATCTCATGCCCGCGCTGAATGAGGGAGTCCCTGCCCCACAATGAGGAGGGATAACCGATGGCAGATAAACCGACAATAGACGATCAGATCAATAAGCTCATGGCGCGATTCGATGAGGTGAATGAGCTGTACATCGAAAAGGTGGCACAGCAGATCCTGACCATCGGAGAGATGAATCAGACCAGCATAAACCGGATCGTGATCATGGCTGAGATGAATGCCAACATGGCGCAGATAACCGCACGGCTGGCGCAGGCCGTCCGTATGGGAGTCCGGGATCTTTACAGGATCTATCAGCAGGCAATGCAGGAAGTCTATACGGATCCGCGCTTTGCAAGGGCGCTCACGAATACGCCTTTATCCGATGCGGCACGAGGGCGGCTGACTCAGTACACGAGAGCTGTGAGCCTGCAAACAGCAGGCACGATGCAGAATCTGTCGAATACCACGGCATCATCCGATCAGTACCGGCAGATCGTGGATAAGGCAGTGCTGGCCGTCAGCTCTGGGCTGGGGGACTATAAGACAGCTACACGCGATTCGTTGCGGCAGCTGGGATACAACGGTATGCAGGTGGTGTATGAAAGTGGGTATCACAGGAGACTGGACACGGCCCTCCGGCAGAACATCATCGACGGCGCAAATCAGATCGCACAGCACGGCTCCGATCTCATGGGTGAAGAGCTGGGCTTTGATGCTTACGAGATCTCAGCACATGCACGGAGCGCTCCGGATCATGAGCCCGTGCAAGGGCGCGTATTTCTGAAAGAGGAATTCGAGAAGATGCAGGCCGGCGAGCCATTCCAGGATATCGACGGCAATCACTATGACGGATTTCGTCGTCAGATAGGCGAATGGAATTGTATGCACCTGGCTATGAGCTTTTCAACAGAGTATTCCGTGCGTCGGTATACTGACGCGCAGCTGGCACAGTTCGCCGCAGACAATGCAAAGGGCTGTGAGATCGACGGAAAGCACATGACAACCTATCAGGCAGTACAGCTCATGAGGCGGATCGAGACACAGGTACGGCGCGAAAAGGATGCTGCAAACGCAGCACGCGCAGCCGGGGATGATCAGCTCAGAGAGGACTGTCAGAAGAGGATCAACAGTCTCTCCCGGAAGTATACGCAGGTCGCAAAGACGGCAGGCATCACTCCGAGAAGAGACCGCATGAGCGTGGAGGGCTTTAAGCCCGTAAAGCTCAAATAACGATGTAAAAGGCCGCAGAAATGCGGCTTTTCACATAAAAATGTCCTGAAATACGACGTAAAACTGTTTCAAGTTACCATCCATTCAGGCAAGAAAAAGCCGTAGAAAATCGTAGAAAGGCAGGTAAAGAAGGATGCAACGCAAATTTTTGGAGGATCTGGGACTGGAAAAGGACGCAATCGACAAGATCATGACCGAAAACGGCCACGATGTCGAGAACGCCCGCAAGAGCGAATCGGACAAGTTCGCAGCTGAAAGAACCACGCTGACCGGCAAGGCAGATGACTTGCAGAAGCAGCTGGATCAGAGGGATGCGGATCTGAAAGACGTACAGGGCAAGCTGACAGCGGCACAGGCCGATGCTGGCAAGCTCACGGAAGTCACCGAGCAGCTGGGCAGTCTACAGACCAAGTACGACACTGAGCGCCAGGAATGGGCTCAGAAACAGCAGGCGCAGGCGTATGAGTTCGCGGTCAAGACAGCGACAAGCGCTCTCAAATTTACGAGCGCGGCGGCAAAGCGTGATTTCGAGCGCGGAGCCATCGAAAAGGCGCTGAAAATGGAGGGAGACAAGATCCTGGGCTTTGATGATTACGTCAAGGCATATCAGGAGGCGGATCCCGGCGCATTCGTACCCGCAGAGGACCCGAAACCCGCTGACAATCCCGCGCCTCAGGATCCTACGCCGACAATCGTGCTTCCTAAGGGCAATCCCGGAGGCTCTGAAAGCGGAGTATTCGGATTCAGCTTCCACGGTGTGCGCCCGACACCTAAGGAGTAATGCAACCGATAGGGCACAAACAAATCCAATTAAGAAAAGGAGAACATTATCATGGCTGGAATTAACTATGCAGCACAGTATGCCAGAGAGCTGGCACAGGCGTATCCTTACGTCCTGAATTTCGGTGCGCTCTATGCGACTCCGAACAATGGCCGTTACAGAATGGGCGAGGATGGCAAGACCATCTACATTCCGCGCATCTCTACCGGCGGCCGCGTCGATTCTGATCGCGATACTATCGCGATGGCAACCCGCAACTATGACAACGCCTGGGAGCCTAAGACTCTCTCTCATCAGAGAAAGTGGTCTACTCTGGTCCATCCTAAGGATATCGACCAGACTAACCAGGTCGCGTCTATCGCGAACATCACTCAGGTCTACAACGAGGAGCAGAAGTTCCCGGAGATGGATGCATATCTGATCTCTCAGCTGTACAAGCTGTGGAGCACCACTGATGCGAACGACTCCGAGAAGACTGCTATGAAGGCCGACACTACGGCTCTGACTGTGGAAAACATCCTCAGCGTGTTCGACACTCTCATGGAGAACATGGACGAGGCTCGTGTTCCTGCGAACGGTCGTATCCTGTATGTCACTTCTCAGGTCCGCAAGCTCCTGAAAGAGGCTGACGGCATCGCCCGTAACTTCGATGTGCAGGCCGGTGGCTCCGCTGTGAACCGTGGCATTTCCCGTCTGGATGAGGTCGAGATCGTCTCCGTACCTTCTACCCTCATGAAGACGGCCTACAAGTTCACTAAGGGCTGGGAGGTTGATTCTACTGCAAAGCAGATCAACATGTTCCTCGTTCATCCGAGCGCTGTTATCACTCCGGTATCCTATGAGTTCGCTCAGCTGGATCAGCCGTCCGCTGTTACCGAGGGCAAGTACATCTACTTCGAGGAGTCCTACGAGGACGTATTCATCCTCAACAAGAAGCAGGATGCGCTCCAGTTCAACGTAGCGGGGGAATAATCGCCGGTAGCAGTAACGGTCAGGAGGGTGTGTCTTCCGGCTCTGGGAGCCGCCTGATCGGGCTGACTATCGGCTCTCTGGCTCTGGATCCGGTATTCGATGCAGAGGTGGAGAGCTACACCGCGGAGACGGCGAATAACACGAACAAGGTCACGGCTACGGCGGCAGATGATGCCGTCGTACTCGTGGAATTGAACGGTACGGCGATCAATAACGGTGCAAGCGCTACCTGGCGTACAGGTGAGAACACACTCACTGTAACTGTTACGGAAAACGGCAAAGAGCCTACAACGTACACTGTGATCGTCACGAAGTCATAAGGGAGGTGTGATTATGGCATATCTCTCTTATGACGAATATAAAGAGTACGGCGGCACGATGGCGCAGGCGGACTTCACGCTGGCGGAGTTTAAGGCAGAGAAGCGTATCGACTATCTGACCGATACCCGCGTGAAGGCGATGAGCGCTGTTCCTGAGGCCGTCAAGCTCTGCATCATGGCGATCATGAACATGGAAAGCAAAGTGGGCACTGAGGCGCAAGTGAGCAATCCGGTGGTTACGTCGTTCAACAATGACGGCTACTCGGAGAGCTACGGCAAGGCGATGGGATCTGCGGAGGCGGACGTGGCAATGAATTCTGTCGTAAAGGAGTACCTGAGCGGCGAATGCAACGACTACGGCGTGCCTCTTCTCTATCGCGGGCTGAATGCGCTGCAGTATTTTGAGACGTAAAGGAGGTGGACGCGGTGGAGCTGTGTACTGAGACAATAACGGTATTCAATACAAGGCTGGACGATGAGGACGGCTACGACGAATACAATCCGACCGTGATACGCGGCGTGTCGTGGCACTGTGAGATCGCGTCCTCTGTTGATTCGTCCGGCCTGAAAGCAGCAAACAAGTTCACGGTTCGCATTCCTCTGGATGCGGACTTTTCAAACAAGGCGTATGCGGATCCTATCTCATACGCAGGAGGTGATCCTGATAATCTCTTCACTCTGAAAAACGGTGATATCGTGGTACGGGGTGAGGTAGTGGAAAGCATGAGGCCGTCTGAGCTGCAAAAGCGGTACGAGGCATTCACGATCCTGGGGATCTCTGACAACCGGCGCGGACATTCGCCACACTGGAAGGTGGTGGGTGCGTAATGGGAACAGTTATCAAAGCGGAATTCGACTTTGACACCGACGGCCTGCTGGAAAAATGCGGTCTGGAAGAGGGCGGCATTGTACAGAAGACTATTGACAAATCGGTGATCGACTGGAACCTGCAATATGTACCAGCGCAGACACTCACTCTGGGGAGATCCGCCTACTCTGCTACGGAAATCGGCAGCGGGCAGGTGGTCTATCCGGGGCCGTATGCGCGATACCAGTATTACGGTGAGGTCTACGGTCCGAACATTCCCGTATTCGAGGATGATTCGGGAGAGCCGACAAGGTTTTTTTCGCCGCCGGGTAAAAAGAAGCATCCTACGGGTCGCAAGCTACAGTACAGCAAGGACGTAAACCCGCTCGCGGGCGCGTTCTGGTTTGAACGGATGAAAGCTGACCACGCGAAGGACATTTTACAGGAGGCTAAGAATGTCGCAGGCAGTAAGTAACACGGAGAGACTGCGTAAGTGGTTCCGTACCTGTCCCGCGATCTCTAACAGTAATCGGTTCCGTATCGACTACCTGGCGGAGAATCCGACGGAGTACGCCATATATGCGGTGCCATCCACTCTGAAATACCATGAGAATATTCTGGGAGACGAAGTGCTGGACGACACTCAGACTCAGAATTTCATCTTTGCATCGAAGGAAAGCTACGGCGCAGATATTCAGCAGAATCTCGCAAATCTGGGATTCTATGATGCTGTCGTGAGCTGGATTTTGGAGCAGAACATGGCAAGGAATTTCCCGGAATGGGAGATCGATGTTCCGGACTGGGAGAACGTCCGGATCAAGTCCATCGTCCCGACGCTCACGGCCTATGTCGCACAGGCGGGCAGTGATGCGGCGAAGTATCAAATACAGCTGAAAATCACGTATAGGAGGAATTAAAAATGGCTGACTCTGTAACTGGCAAGATTGCAAGAAAGTACATGGCTCACTTCCTGGACTCCTCTTTTGGCGGCACGACTCCTGCATGGTATCGTATCGGTGAAGATCTGGAAGAGTACAACGTTGAACTGAACCCGGACACTGAGGTGAAGAAGAACATCCTCGGCAATACCACGTTCAACCACAACGGCTATGAGCCCTCTGCGGATTCTGATCCGTTCTATGCCCGCGTCGGTGATGCGCTTTTCACGAAGCTCCAGAACATCGTCGACACTCAGGCGACGGACGACACCTGCAAGACTTCCGCCCTGGAGGTCCATCTGTGGGACGGCGATGCTGAGAACGGCTATGTCGCCTACAAGCAGGATTGCTACGTCGTGCCTACCAGCTACGGCGGTGACACGTCCGGCTATCAGATCCCGTATTCCGTCAACTATGTTGGCGACAAGGTGAAGGGCAAGTATACTCCCGGCGCTGGCGGGGCATCCGGTACCTTCACTGCTGACTAATCGGCGGCGGGAAGAGCTACACCAAAACAGAGGCGGGAGGGCTGAGGCATCAGCTCTCCCGTTTCTACTGCTAAAAAACATTATGGAGGCGTAAGAAAATGGCAGAAAACATCACAAACATGAGCATGAATATCACTGTCGATGATGGTAGTGTGCGCGTACCTATCAACAACGTTATGGGGGAAGAGATCGGCGTGTTCTATTTCCGTCCTACCGACATCGGCATTATCGACCGCTACAACAGCATGATCGGCAAGTTCGATGAAATTACAGCTCCTCTTGAACAGGTCTCTATTTCCCCGGATGGTACGGCGGAGGATCTGGCAAACAGCGAAGAGGTCAAGGCTCTGCACGAGGCAGAGAAACGCCTGTATGAGGTGCTGAATGAAATGTTCGGCGGCAATATGGCGGAGGCATTTTTCGGTAAGATGCATCCGTTCTCCCCGGTCAACGGCAGTTTCTATTGTGAGAATGCCATTGAGGCCGTGGGCGCGTTCATCTCTAAGCAGTTCGAGGTCGAGACTGACAAGATGAACAAGAAAGTGGCTAAGTACACTAAGGGATATAAACCGGGTAAGACAAAATGATCTGGGCGCTCCCTACCAGTCTGGAAGTGGGAGGCGTAGAGCGGGAGATCCGCACGGACTTTCGGGACGTGCTGAAAATCCTGGTCGCCTTTGAGGATCCGGATCTGGAACCGGCTGAAAAAGAATACATCTGTCTGTTCATTCTGTATGTGGACTTTGAGCAGATACCAAAAGAGGACTACGTGGCGGCTTATAAAGCCGCCATCGCCTTTATTGATAACGGTATCGAGGGCGAACGCGGCGGACCGCGCACGATGGACTGGGAGCAGGATGCGAAGATCCTTTTCCCAGCTGTCAATCACGTGGCGGGCTGTGAGGTGCGATCTCTCCCCTATCTGCACTGGCACACGTTCACCGGCTATTTCATGGAGATAAAGGACAGCGTATATGCAAACGTTCTGAATCTCCGGCAGAAAAAGGCAAAGGGAAAGAAGCTCGAAAAGCACGAGAGAGAGTTCTGGGCTGCGAATAAGAAGATCTGCGTATTGCAGCCGAAACTCACAGAGGAAGAACAGGCCGAAAAAGACAGATTGAATGCCCTACTCGGTGGATAACGAAGTAATGAAGGAGGTGATTTTATGGCAGCGAATGGATCCGATGGTTCTATTACGATTGATACCCGTCTGGATAATAAAGGCTTTGACAAGGGCTCTCAGGAGCTCCTGAACGCTATCCGGTCGCTGACACAGGAAATCAATCAACTCGGAAAGACACTGCAATCCACCTTTTCCAATTACGGGAAATCCGCAGAGAATGCTGATGCAAAGATGCGTCAGACAGAGGGCACTATTGAACGCGTAAAGGTCAAAGCGGAGGATCTGAATCAGGCATTCCGCGATACTCAGGGGTCTATCGGAAATCTGGGTAAGGACATCGGCAAGCTCGGAAAAGACATTGACAGCATGAGCTCTCTCGCTGAGAAAGCTATCGGCGGGGATGAAAAAGCGCTGGCGAAATTCGATGAGAAAGCAGCTGGCGCTGAGAGTACGATTGAGGATCTCCGGGCACGCCTGGAACAGTTCGGACAGACGAAATTCGAGACTGAGGACTACCAATGGCTGAAAGAGCATATCGAAGAGGCTGACCATTCTCTTGAAAGACTCCTGGACCGTCAGGACAAAATGCGGGCTATGGGCGTTAAAGAGGGATCGAAGCAGTGGAAGAGCCTGCAATATGACATCGATATGACGCGGCAGATGCTGGCAGAGTACAAAGCCGAAAAGGAACAGCTGGAAGCATCCGGACAGTCTCATATCGCGGGTGTGGATACGGAGCAATTCGCACAGGCTGAGCAGGCGATCAACGGACTGGAAGACAAGCTGCAAGGGCTTGTGTCTGAGGTGGCGAGTGCTACACGAGAGCCGGGACGACTGGCGCGGGCGTTCGCATCGGTCGGTCGGGTCATCGGCGGCGCTGTGGTAGGATCAATCCGGGCTCTCGGAAGCGCGGCAAAGACGGCATTCACACATCTGGCGAAGCTCGCAGGCACAGCAATCAAAACCGGACTGAGCAAGATCGCGCAGGGCGCGAAAAAGGCGGCATCGTCTCTTCTCGGCCTGGGCAAATCGAATAAGTCTCTGAACGGCGGACTGAAAACAGGATTTATGACGATCCTGAAATATGGATTCGGTATCAGATCTCTGTATTTCCTGTTCCGCAAACTGAGAAGCGCGATCACTGAGGGATTCGGATATCTCGCGCAGGTATCTCCATCCGTAAATCAGGCGATCTCCTCTATGCAATCCGCTCTCGGACGGCTTAAAAACAGCCTCTCTACGGCGTTCGCTCCGATTGTTACGGCGGTGGCTCCGGCCATTACATATCTGATCAATCTGCTGGCGGATGCTATTACATACATCGGAATGTTCATCGCGGCGCTGACCGGACAGCGGACGTTCATGAAAGCTACGGCAGTTCAGAAGGACTACGCGGCAAGCATGGCGGACACGGCAGGCGCGGCAGGCGATGCGGCAAAGGCGATCAAAGAGGAGAAAAAGCAGCTCGCGGGATTCGATGAGCTGGAAATCCTCTCTGACTCCGGGAGCGACAGCAGCGGATCCGGTGGCGGCGGAGGTGGCGGCGGGGGAACAAATCCCGCTGACATGTTCGAGGAGGTGCCGATTGAAAGCGGCATCATGGATTTCATCGGCAAGATCAAAGAGATGTTCGCCAACGGCGACTATGAAGGTATCGGCGCGGTCATCGCGGAGGGTATCAATAAGGCGTTCGCAAAGGTCAAGGATCTGATTGAATGGGATCACGTGGGCGGCGTTATCACGAAGTACGTAGATGCATTCTGTCGGATCTTCAACAGTCTGGTGGATAACATCGACTGGGATCTGATCGGCAGCACGTTCGCAGCGGGGATCAATACTCTGCTGCATACCATCGATCTGATACTGACCGGCATCGACTGGGCAAACCTGGGCGCAAAGCTGTCTGAGGCGCTGAATGCGCTGGTCCGGGACATCGACTGGGAGCTGCTGGGCAAAACCATAGGCGACTACTTCTCTGCAAAGCTCCTGCTGATCACATCTGCAATCAAAAACTTTGACTGGAAGAATGCAGGAAAGCAGCTGGCAAAGGGTATCAATTCCCTTGTCAAAACCATGCAGGATACGCTGGACAGCATCAACTGGTATGAGCTGGGCGCTACATTCACGGAGGGTATCAATTCGCTCATCGAGGACGTGGACTGGTACACACTCGGATCCACGCTCGGATCCTCGTTCAATGCGTGCCTGCAATCCATCTATGGCGTAGTCCATAACTTTAACTGGGCGGGAGCCGGACAGGCTCTCGGAAAGTCCGTGAACGGACTCAGCGATAAGATCGACTGGGCAACGCTCGGAAAGACAATAGGCGAATCTCTCAAAGGCGCTCTCACGTCGCTTGCAAAGTTCATCGAAGAGGTGGACTGGAAACAGCTCGGAAAGAACGTGGCTACGTGCCTCGCAAATATCGACTGGTCGGGCGTGTGCTCTTCTCTGTTTGAGGGACTGGGCGCAGCTCTGGGTGGTCTGGCCGCATTTATCTGGGGCCTCATCGAAGATGCATGGGGCAGCGTAGTCGAATGGTGGGAAGAGACAGCGTTCGAGGATGGGCAGTTCACAATGGAGGGGCTGTTGAATGGTATCTGGGAGGGTATCAAAAATATCGGTACCTGGATCTATGAAAACATCTTTGAGCCGTTCATCGATGGTTTCAAAAAGGCGTTCGGTATCGCCTCCCCGTCTACCGTCATGGAAGAGCAGGGCGGTTACATCATCGCCGGTCTGTTTGAGGGCCTGCTGAATGCTATTAAGAATATCGGACAGTGGATCAATGACAATATCCTACAGCCTATTCTGAATGCATTTAAGGAGATCGGCTTTGCTGTCGAGGTGGGCGTACAGCTCATCAAAGACGGCTGGGAGAATCTGAAAACGTTCGTCGGTGATAGGGTCGAGGCGGCTGTCTCGCTGATTAAATCCGGCTGGACAGCTCTGACATCGTGGGTGGGCAATAAGGTCTCCGTCGGTGTGAGCCTGCTGAAATCCGGCTGGACGGCGCTGACAGCCTGGATCGGTGAAAAGGTAACTGTCGGAGTCGGTCTGCTGAAAGAGGGCTGGACAGCGCTCTCCTCCTGGGTAGGGGATAAAATCTCTGTGGCTGT